CCTCTCCGGCACCGCAGCACGCTTCCGGGCGCACGCCGCTACCGGCGCACTCGCAGGTCCGGGCTCCAACCTGTCAGGTACGGCGGCACGCTTCCGGGCGCACACGACTACCGGCACGCTACTCGGTCCCGGCTCTGCGGCTGTAGGCACCGCAGCGCGGGCCTCCGCCCCTGTCTCCCATACTTCTAGCGGCGCCCTCACCAGCCAAGGTTCCGCCCTTTCTGGCACAGCGGTGCGCTTCCGCACCTCCGACGCCACTGGCACCCTTGTCGGCCAAGGCTCTAGGGTTACCGGCACGTCCGAGCGGAAACGTGCCTTCGGCAGTGAGGGCACCCTCGCAGGCCCCGGTTCTGTCGTGTCGGGCACGGCGGAACGCCGCGACCCTCCGAGGGCCCACGCCTCCAGCGGCGTGCTCATCGGCCCCGGCTCCGAGGCGGTAGGCTGGTTTGTTCTAACCGCGCCGCGCGTAACGAGGCCTGAGACGGAGAACCCAGCCCGACTTCACCCTACCACCGTAGCGCCTCGCCCCGAGATGAACGCCAGTGAGCCAAACCCGCCGCACTTCCCACACAATCCCGGCAGCGCGAGGCGCCCCTTCCCATCTTAGCCTTGCCGCGCACCCGCCTATCGTCTATGGTCTCTGCGCCAGAGATGTTTGCCGGGCATGGCAAGCTGCTGCCTTAACAGCGAGCAACATCAGACATGGCGTACTCAGGCACTGTAGCGCAGACCGCTTTCAACACCCGCAAGGTGGTGGAGAACGCCGTGCGCCGCTGCAAGATACCCGTGCAGCAGATCACCGCCGAGACCGTCGAGGTGGCCAACGACCAGCTCTACCTGATGCTCTCGGAGCTGGCCAACTCGAAGCTGCCGCTGTGGTGCGTCGAGAAGTCGATCTACCCGCTCTACGAGGGCACGCCCGCCATCGACACCCACGCGGGCACCGTCGACCTGCTCAACGCCAACCTGCGCTCGCTGCAGCCGGTCACCGGCACCGACACCGTGACGACCACCGAGCAGGTCACTGAGTTCGACAGCGCGACGCAGGTGACGACCGTCGGCCTGAAGTGGACCGGCGGCTCGGTACCAATCGAGTTCGCCCGCTCCGACGACAACGTGACGTGGACCGTGATCCAGACCGAGGTGGCCAGTGCGGGTCCGCTTGAGTGGGCATGGTACGACCTCGATGTCGCTGTGGCGTCGATCTACTTCCGTGTGCGGGCTACCTCAGGACTGCTCGACGTGTCCCAGATTTACCTCGGCAACACGCCGACCGAAATACCCATGACGCGGATGAACCGCGATGACTACACCAACCTCCCCAACAAGACCATGTCTAACAGCCGCCCGCTGCAGTACTGGCTCGACCGCAAGGCCGCCTCGCCGGTCATCCGCATGTGGCCGGTGCCCAACCTCGCGGCTGAGACCTCGCAGATCGTCGTCTGGGCGCATCGCCAGATCATGGACGTCGGCACGCTGACGCAGGACTTGGAAGTGCCACAACGGTGGCTTGAGGCTGTCGTCGCGGGCCTCGCCGCGCGCCTCGCCAGCGAACTGACCGAGGTCGACCCACAGATGGTCCCCATCCTTGAGCAGAAGGCGCAGGCCGCGCTCTACCTCGCGCAGGCCGAGGAGCGCGACAACTCACCGATGATGCTCGCCCCCAACATAAGCCCCTACACGGCATGAGCGTCCTCGGCGATCTTGCTGTCAAGGCCGCCAAAAAGGCCATCGCCGATAAGGCGGCGGCCAAGGCTGGCGGGCGTGTCGCTGCGCATCGCGACTTCGCCCGCCACCCACTCGCTGTAGGGAGGGCCTGACATGCCAGTGTGGCTCAACACTCGGGGAAAGAGCAGCCTCGCTATAGGTATTTGCGACCGCTGCAGCCGCAAGTTTCCGCTCGACGAGCTGCAGCCAGACCCCAGCTATCCGGGCCTGCGCGTCTGCCGCGTCGACCGCGACCAGCTCGATCCATACCGGCTGCCGATGCCGCAAGCGGAAAACATCACCCTGCGCTTCCCACGCCCAGACACGGCGTTGGAGCCATGAGGTACAACCCTCCGAGGCCGCTCCCCTCGGGTCGTGGCGCTGCCGATGGCGATTTCCCCGCCATCGGCAGCGTTAACCCTTTCGACACGCGACACCACAAGAAGGGGCGCACCTGTGGATTACCAAGTTCTCTTCAACGTGGCTTTCACGCTTTCGGTGTTTCTGGCGGGGTGGGTGCTGAACGGCATTACCGCGACTGTGAAACGACTGGATGACGATGTGCGAGCGATGCCCATCCACTACGTCAACAAGGAAGACTATCGGATCGACATCCGTGAGCTAAAAGAGCTGACGCAGAAGGTGATCGACAAGCTCGACGGCAAGGCCGACAAACCAAGGGGGTCCTCGTGATGGACATCAACGAGCTACAACACGCAATCGGCGTAGCAACGGACGGGAGGTGGGGGCCTGTCTCTCGTGCCGCGCTGGTCGTGCGCTTCACAAACCCGCAAGCACCCGCGATCACGCCGGAGCAACTGGCGGCAATTGCCGCCGATCTCGGCTGCACCGTGCGCCAGATCAACGCTGTGGCGTCGGTAGAAAGCTCGGGCGGCGGCTTCGACAAGACCGGCAAACCGAAAATCCTCTTTGAGCGTCACCTGTTCCACCGGCTGACGGGCGGGCGCTATTCCCCTGCGCCGTATTCGAACGCGGCGGGCGGCGGCTACGATGAGCCGTCGTGGAGCAAGTTGGCCTATGCGGCGGGTCGAGACCCCGACGCGGCGTTCTCGGCTTGCTCATGGGGCAAGTTCCAAGTGCTTGGAACGCACTGGTCGAAGCTCGGCTACGCATCAGCTTATGAGCTGGCGTTCTCAACTGTACAGAGCGAGGCGGCGCACTATGAGCTGCTCTCACGCTACGTCCGCACATTCGGGCTGGCCGATGAACTGCGGGCTGTGTCCGCCGACCCCGAAACGTGCCGGGGGTTCGCCGCTGGCTACAACGGGCCGGGGTACCGGAATTTCAAGTACCACACCCGGATCGCGGAGGCTTTCGCATGACCCTCCGCACCAACATCTCGCGCGGCATAGGCAACATCCGCAACCTGTTCCCCTTCAGCCACGAGGGGCGGCAGACGCTCATCTACGTCTGCATCGCGTGGGCGGCCCCGGTCCTGTGCGGCATGCTCGTCTGGGAGCAGAGCCGCATAGAGGTGTTCCCCGGCGCGGCGGCTGAGCAGCGTCTGGCGCGCTTCGCTGACATATCCGACCGTGTCAGCTGGGGCCTGATGGTCATCCTCGTCGCCTTCGCCTGTTTCGTCTCGATCCGGGCGATAAAAATTGGTAAGGACGGCTTCAGCGCGGAGAGCCGAGACAACGCGGCGTCCGCCGCGCAGGAGGCCGCCGACGCCGCCCAGACCAAAGCTGACGAGATCAAGGAAACCACGTGATGCTCAACCCGTTCTCCGTTCTCACCAGCAAGATTTTCGGTGGCCTCGCGGTAGCCCTCGCGCTGGCCCTTGCTGCGCAGACCGCCCGCATCGAGGGCTTCCTGTTCGTCGACGGCTACAAGCAGACCCTCGCCGCGCGGGACAAGACTATCGCCGACATCGCCACCGCGCAGGAGGCCGCCAGCGCCGCGCAGCTTGCTGCCAACGAAGCCAACCGCCAAGAGTTCAAGGAGCACTCCAATGCCTCAGACTACCGCGCCGCTCGGGCGCTTCCTGCCGGTCGCGCTGCTGCTGACCGCTATGCTGATGCTCACCGCCTGCGGGGAGCGCATGACGGTCTCCCCTGCGCGACCCCTGCCGCCGCCGAAAGTCCTCCTACCCCACCTGTTGACGGACCCAGTGCCGTGCCCGACATGGTTGCCGTGCCTCGGAAAGACTTCGACGACCTCAACGCCAACACCCTCCGCCTCGACCGCATCGTCAACGACTACGCCGCAGGGCTGATCCGTGGCGGGCTCGCCGAGCCCACCAAGGACTGAGCATGGCCACCACGACCACCTTCGCGACACTGCAGCAGGACGTGCAGCGCTATCTGGAGCGCGGCGCCTCGCTGGCGCAAGACCCTGTGGTCTTCGAACAGATACCGCGCCTCATCAACCTCGCCGAGCGGCGCATTGCCCGCGAGCTGAAGGTGCAGGGCTTCATCGCGGTGGTCACCACCACGCTGGTCGCCGGGCAGTCGGTCTACGACAAACCTGATCGGTGGCGCGAGACGATCTCGATCAACATGGGCACGGGCGCCTCGTACCTCAACCGTAAGCCAGTCTACGCGCGGAGCTACGAGTACCTGCGGGTGCTCTGGCCAGACGAGAGTGTGACCGACGAGCCTGAGTTCTACGCCGATTACGACTACAGCCACTGGCTCATCGCGCCGACGCCCAATTTGCCTTACCCGGCGGAAATCCGTTACTACGAGCTGCCCCCGCTGCTCGACGACACGGTGCAGTCGAACTGGCTCACTGAGTACGCGCCACAGCTGCTGCTCTACGGCACCCTGCTCGAGGCGACGCCGTTCCTCAAGAACGACGAGCGCATCCCGACGTGGCAGCAGTACTACGACCGGGCGGCTGCCATGCTCAACGGCGAAGACCTCGCCAAAATTCTTGATCGCTCCGCGACGCGGAAGGAAAGCTGATGTCATACACCTCCGTCTTTGGCGGCACTACGATCTACCCCTCGGACGTGTCGTACCTGCCTATCGCTCTCTCCGCCGACATCGAGCTGGAGTGGCCGCTGGAGAGCAACTCGCCAACTTACCCGGCGGCGCGCATCATCGACATCACGGCTGCGGGCGCGTACAGCATCACGCTACCTGACGCGACGCTGACCAGTGCAGGTCAGACGATCCTGTTCAAC